GGGAACATTCATCCCAGGGATGATGTGAATTCCAACGCTTTTTTGGTAAAACCCGCACAGGCGGTTTTTATACAACGTTCGCCCCCAAGGAACCGGGGCCAAAGAAAAGGAGAACGAACACATGGCACTGACACGAAAGATGCTCAAAGCCCTGGATATCGAGGGCGACAAGGCAGACCAGATTATCGAGGCACATACCGACACGGTGGACGGCTTGAAAGAGCAGCTTGCCACCTATAAGGCAGACGCCGAAAAGCTCCCCGCCGTCCAAAAGGAGCTGGACGAGGCGCGGGAGGCCCTGACCACCGCGAAGGATGACGGCTGGAAGGACAAGCACGACAAGGTCAAGAAGGAATTTGACGACTATAAGGCCGGGATCACTGCCAAAGAGGCCAAAGCGGCGAAGGAAGCTGCCGCCCGGGCGTACTTTGAGAGCAAGAACATCACCGGCAAGGCCCTGGACATCGCCATGCGCGGCAGCGGGGCGGAGATTGAGGCCCTTGAGTTGGGCGAGGATGGAAAGATCAAGGACGCGAAGGCTCTGGACGCTTTGGTGGCCGGAGATTACGCCGGACTGGTCAGCCAGACCAAAACCGAAGGGGCCAAGACCGCCACCCCGCCTGCCGGGGCTGGCAGCAGCTACACCAACAAGAACGACATTATGGCAATCAAAGACCGGCAGGAGCGCCGGGCCGCGATTGCTACCAATATGGCGTTATTCCAGAAAGGAGACTAAGCAGTTATGGCAGCAGAAACCAATCTGATCAAGCGAGAGGACTTGGCGCGGGTACGTGAAATAGAGTTTGTCGAGCTGTTCAGCGAGAACATCAAGAAACTGGTGGAAGCCCTGGGCGTGACCCGGAAGATCCCCAAGCAGGCCGGGGCTGTCCTCAAGACCTATAAGGCCACCGGGACCCTAGAGGACGGCAATGTCCCCGAGGGTGAGACCATCCCCCTGAGCAAGTACAAGACCGATGCGGTCAACTACAAGGAGATCACCCTCAAAAAGTGGCGCAAGGCCACCAGCGCCGAGGCCATCGTGGACCGGGGCTATGATCAGGCGGTCACCATGACCACCGACCGGATGCTCCTGGACGTGCAGAAGGGTATCCGCAAGGACTTTTTCGACTTCCTGGCCACTGGAACCGGAGCGGCCACCGGGGACAGCTTCCAGTCGGCGCTTGCCCAGTGCTGGGGCCAGCTGGAAGTGTTGTTTGAGGACGATACTATCCAGGCGGTGTATTTCCTCAACCCCCTGGACGTGGCAGACTACCTCTCTACGGCCAACATCACCACCCAGACTGCCTTTGGCATGACCTATGTGGAAAACTTCCTTGGCCTGGGGCGAGTATTCTTCAACAGCTCTGTGCCCAAGGGGAAGGTCTACGCTACCGCCCAGGACAACCTTGTGCTCTACTATATCCCTGTCAACGGGGCGGATTTGGGCGAGGCGTTCAACTTCACCAGCGACGCCACCGGGTATATCGGCATCCACGAGGAGCCGGATTATAACAACATGACCGCCTCTGACACGGTGGTCAACGGCATGGAACTCTTCGCCGAACGTCTGGACGGCGTGGTCGTGGGCACCATTGGCGGTGCTTCCGCTGCCTCTGTCCAGTCTGCACCCGTCAAGAGCGCCAGCAGATAAGGAAGGGGGCGGCGTGATGCTTGAGCAAGTCCTAAAAGAAATCCACAACTGGTTTCAGCGGGAGATCATCCCCGGGACCTACACCATCCAGGACGGGCACATCGCGCTGCCCTTCCTCCGCCCCGGGCAGTATTTCCGCATCGTGGGCAGCGTGTTCAACGATGGCCTGCACCAGTACGGCCCGGAGATGGCGGACTTGCAGGATGAGAGCTTCCAGGGGGCTGTCTGGGCCCTGGCGGTGCCCAAGGCGGTGGTATCCCTGGCGGGAGAGATCGCCGCATGGCAGGAGAAGTACAAGGACACCGTGGACAGCCCCTACACCAGCGAGAGCTTCGGCGGCTACAGCTACAGCAAAGCCAGCGGCGCGGGCGACAGCACCGGTTCCGGCGGCTGGCAGTCGGCGTTCCGGGCGCGGCTGAATCCATACAGAAAGCTGAGGGAGATTTGATGAGCCTTTTGGATTCTTTCTACGAAAAGTACACCATCATGAACGAGACCACCGTGGATGACCCGGAGGGCGGCTGGGTGACCGGCTGGACGCCGGGAGCCACCGTGGAAATGTCCCTGGATGATCCCACCCAGACGCAAAAGATGATTGCCCAGGCCCAGAAAATAGAGGTCATTCAGAATGCCCTCTTCCCTGTTGGCACGCCGGTGAAGCTGGGGACCTATCTGCGTCGGGTGGACGATGAGACGGCGGTCTATCTGGTCCAATCCAAGCCTGTATCAGCCCCTGGTCCCGCTGGGATTCAGGTCATGAAGGCGGATGTTATTGAGACGAGGCTTCCGACATGACGAAAGAAGCGGTCCTCAAGCAGTTTTTCAGCGGCTTCGGCATTGCGGCCTATCCCTCCACCGCCGTCCCAAACGACGTGGTTTTCCCCTACCTGACCTATGAGGTTATCACCTCCGCCTGGGATGGCGGTGAAGTTGGGCTGACCGTCAATCTTTGGTATTTCACCACCCAGGAGGGACCGCCCAACGCCAAGGCCCGGGAGCTATCTGAGGCGATTGGACAGGGCGGGAAGCTCCTACCCTGCGACGGCGGCTATATCTGGCTCAAGCGCGGCACACCCTGGTGCCAATCTCTGAGCGATGAGACATCCCCCAACATCAAGCGCCGCTACATCAACGTAACGGCGGAATATCTGACAGAAAACTAGGAAAGGAAGTGCAGCATGGGAAAATTTACAGTCATTCCCCAGGATACCTTTGAGGGCTTGCAGCTGGACGCTGGTGTGTTGTTGAAAACCTTCGATCCGGAGACGGGAGCGGCGCCCAAGGATGAGGACATCATCTGCGCCACCACCGGAGGCATCAACCCCTCCTGCGTACCTACTTACAGCGATTTTGCTGAGGACGTAGACAACGCGCCCACCAACTTGATGGAGTTCAAGCACCTGGACGGCTGGAAGTGCAAATTTGGCTTTACATCCCTGGGGACTTCTGCGGAATCCATCCGCCTTGCCTTGGGCGCGGCGGACATTGACCCCACTACCGGCAAGATTACCCCCCGGCGCAATGTGAAGCTGACGGATTTCTCCGACATCTGGTGGGTGGGCGACCGGGCCGACGGCGGTATGGTAGCTATTCGGCTGATCAACGCCCTGTCCACCGGTGGCTTCTCCCTGCAAACCACAAAAAATGGAAAAGGGCAGGTTTCCATGGAACTGACTGGCCATGTGTCCATCAAGAACCAGGATACCATGCCTATGGAATTTTATAGCTCTGGGCCTGTGGAAGGCGAGGTGGCGTAAAATGCGGCTTTCTGAGTTTATAGACGAAAAGGGCATTTTGGTTGTGGCAAAGCTGATGGGGCCGATTGGTGCGATTGCTTCCAACAAGGAGAACGCCAAGGCGAGGAATAAGGGCGTTTTGGAGTTTGCCTCCGCGATGCTTCAAAACAACCCAAAAGAGATCATGTCCATGTTGGCCATTCTGGATGATAAGGACCCGGCGGACTACCATTGCAGCGCGGCTACGGTGCTGCGAGATGTGTTCAATATGGTCTCCGACCCTGAGCTTCTCATGCTTTTCGGATTGCAGGGCCAGACCCCGGCCTCCTCTGGCTCTGCATCGGAGAATACCGAGGCCCAAGGAACGCTACAAGTTTTATAAATTACTGCCTTGCACGCTTTGCGCGGGAACAGGAGGAAAAGGCGTACCGCTTCTATGTTACCGACAGCCTTTGGGGCTTTGCCCATAATAGATGCTTCGATCTTCGGTTCCGGGACATCCTCGACCCTCCGCCGGAGGACGAGCGTACGGCGGAGGAGATTATCGCCCACATCAAAGCGGGGTTGGAGGAGGTGAAGTGAGCCATGGATGTGTTCGCTCTGGCGGCAAAGATATCCTTGGATACCAACGAGTATACCACAAGCCTGGATGAGGCCAGCGGGAAGACCCAGACCACTGGCGAGAAGATCAAGTCCGGCTTGGCTACGGCGGCAAAGGTTGGCGGTGTGGCGGTGGCTGGACTATCGGCGGGACTGGTCAAGGGCGCGAAAGACACGGCGGAGTATGGCGACGCCATCGACAAAAACTCGCAAAAAATCGGCATCTCCGCCCAAGCTTATCAAGAGTGGGATTTTATTCTCCAACATAGTGGCACATCAGTGTCTGCGTTTCAGTCTGGGATGCGAACGCTTAACAACGTTTTCGCGGATGCAAAAACAGCTTCTAGCGATGTTTCGTCGAAAGCACAAGCCCTAGAGGAACAGTTTGAATCCGGGAAGATTACGCTAGATGAGTACAACAAGGAGTATGAATCACTTTATAGCGAGGCATACAAAGCAATTCCAGCCTTAGACGCCCTAGGATTTTCCTTTATGGAAATTGACCAAATGACCCCAGAGGAAGCGTTGGCAGCAGTAATTTCCCGACTACAAGAAATGCCGGAGGGCTCGGAGCGCTCAGCGCTGGCTATGGATTTACTGGGCCGTTCGGCTATGGAGCTGGGCCCCCTGCTGAATACCTCCGCCGAGGACACGGAAGCCATGCGCCAGAAGGTCCACGATCTCGGCGGGGTGATGTCGGACACTGCGGTCAAAGATGCCGCCGCTTTCCAGGACAGCTTGCAGGATATGCAGTACGCTTTTGACGGCGTAAAGCGGACCATCTTGGAAAACCTGCTCCCTGTGTTCACCCAACTTATGAATTTCATCAGCGACGGGATCGCGAAATTCCGCAGCCTGGACGAGAGCACGCAAAACCTTATCCTCAAAATATCCGGTATAACCGCCGTGGTGGCACCTGTCATTGTGGTTCTGGGGAAAGTAATCACCACCGTTGGAAGCATTGGGAAAGCGATGACCAACATAATTGGCGTCATTGGGAAAGTGGGCACCGCCGCCAAAGGGCTTTTTGCCATTCTAGCGGCAAACCCCATTGCCCTGCTGGTCGCTGCTATCGCTGCGGCTGTAGCGGCGCTGATTTATTTTTGGAATACCAATGATGATTTCCGAAATGCCGTGAAAGCGATATGGGATGCCATTGTTGGCTTCTTTAAGGGCGCGGCGGAAGCCATCAAAAATGCGTTCGGGGCCATTGTGGAGTTTTTCCAAGGCGTGTGGGAGGGCATCAAGAATGTGTTTTCCACTGTGGCGGAAGTCCTGGGCGGCTTTTTCTCCGACGCCTGGGAGGCCATTAAGAACGCCTGGGGCGCGGCAGGGGAATTTTTCTCCGGGCTCTGGGACGGAATCAAGACCAAGGCCGCTGACGCCTGGGAGAACATAAAAAGCAAAGCCGCCGCAGCTTGGGACGCGGTGAAAACCAAATGGGGCGAAACCAAGGAGTTTTTCGCTGGCGTTTGGGAGAACGTCAAAACCTCCGCTGCCTCCGCATGGGAAAATGTCAAGACCAAAGGGGCAGAGGCTTGGGCCAACGTGAAAGAAAACTGGACTGCTGCCAAGGCCTTCCTTGCGGATGTTTGGAGCAATGTAAAAGACCGCGCCGCCGACGCTTGGGAGACCGTAAAGGAAAAGGGAACTGGGGCTTGGGATAAGGTGAAAAACGCCTGGGAGAGCTCTAAGGAGTTCTTTGCCGGGGTCTGGGAAAACATCTCTTCTCGATTCTCCGAAGCCCCCGCGTTCTTCAA